ATTTATTTGATTATTGGTTAAACCAACACATGCTTGAAGTTCAATAGCATCTATGACGTTGCCAGGTGCAAGTGTATACAAGCCACTAAAAGAAAAACTTCTATAATACATCTTAAATGTGGTTGACAATGTTTGATTTGTTATGGCTGCTTTTGGAGTAAAACTATATGTGCAGTTTGCCATGTCAACAGTTGTTGGAGTTCCAGATCCATTTAAAGACATTAACAATCGAAAAGCAAACGTGTTGTAGTTTATTTGACCACTTGTCCCATTCCCATCATTACTTGCTGTTAAGACCGTTTCTGCTATTAAACCACTCGCATGTACTCTTACAACTACATTTCCATGTGTACTGTAGTTAGGAGTAACTTTACTTTTTGTTCCACCAACATTCTCAATAGTTGTAAACGTTGTACTGGTTGTAGACCAATCTGTTGTACCATCATAATCAAACGTGTACAAACTTGTAATACTGTTGCTACTACTAAAGTGTTTACGTTGTGCCCATTCTGTATCTAGGTTTACATCTTGTATTGTATCAGCAGCAACACTATCATATACAGCATTAAGTTCTGATGCGCTTGGTGCTTGTCCACCAACAAAGTATTGATTACCAATCTTACCCATAGCTACCTCTTAGTGTTGCATGCCCAAATAGATGCACCATAGATTTCCATTCTAGAAAAAGGTGTATCGTATGTAGTTGTTGTTGGTGGAGTATTGTTGGTTTGCCACCTAAGCTCCAATCTAACAGGTTGACTACCAACAAAGAGTTTATATGGGACAGAAAGATTAGAGAGTCTTGGATAAACACGACCTGTTTCTGCGATTAACACATCATTACAAAACAAGCCCCATCTACTCCACCAATCATTGCCAAACACTGCTGGATTATTTTGTGTAAAGTCTAATACATCAAACCCATGCCGAAAGTTTATGTCAAAGCATCCATTTAAAGTACCACTTTCAGCTTCAAACTCTAATACTAAATCATTAAAAGCAACATCTATATCTTCTAGATTGTTCCATCCACTTGACCAGCTGTTGTTCTGAAGGTCAAAGTTATAAAGTGGAAGGTGTATATTGATACTGCCTTCATACGTATTCCATCGTCGTACAAAGTGGTAGTCTTGTGTTTGCCCAACATGTTTGAATCCAAAGACATTAGAAGTGCTTTGTGATGTTAGTGTTGATGGTGCTAGTTTAAGTTTGTCTATTGTATCTACTGGAAAGTTCTGTCCATCCAATCTACCATTGTACTCACCAACAACTGTACGTGTGTTGTCGTTAATGTTTTCCGGCTTAACTTGGTCATGGTTCTTTTGACCTACCTGTGTAAATACTTTCATCGTGACACCCTAGTAGACTGGTTAAGTGCTGGCATAGCAACTGCATCAGACAACAGATTAAAGGATACCAGATGCCATTGTTGACCACTTGTAGTACGTATACCAAACTTGAACTGGTCACACAACTCTGAGTTTACGTCATATCGCAATGTGATCAACCTACCTTCTGCCAGTTTGCTTACATTCACCTTGAATGGCACTTTGGTTATGGTACGGTCTGTTGGTCCAAAAACTGAATCCTCATTCAGTGTATACACAGTTTCACTCTTTGCTTGCTTCTGTGTGCTGGTTGCGTTCTCTGTATACGAGTAGTCAATGCCATAGTAAAAGTTAAATGGGTTGTCACCATACGACATTATCTGCATTTCTACACTGAAGTATCGTATCTTTACACTTTGGTCTTGATATGCGTACCATGCACTTTCCCAGTTGTGTCCTGGATGTGCTGTATTTGTAACTGTAAAAGTTACATTGTCCCCAAACGAACTTACTGTAGCAGATTGACCCCAAGATGCGTTGGCACTCATAACTTGTAGTGGACCAAACTTCTTTGTAGTAGCACTTCCAGCAAGTGTCCAGTTAGGGTCATTGCCCAATAAGAAGTACCCATTGACCGTAGTTGCCATTGCACTCCAATACGAGTTCTCAGGTGTCGTTACGTCTGTTCTAAATGACCACATGGGTGTTTGTGGCTCTAAGTGTAAAACTACCCCTGTGTCGGGTGTGGTGGCATCTGCACTTGGCCAATGTATCCACACTTCCTTTTCTCTAAAACTGTATGCAGCAACGGATTTGTGTATCATTGGACGATTCAGTTGTTTTAACTGCTTGTCTATTGGCTTACTTATTTTCTGTATCTGAATAGATGCTCCACCATTCAATCCACCTGTGAGCATCCAGACCCCTTGCTCGTTGAGGAATACCACACCCAACTGAGGAATAATGACAACAGCATTGGAAGCAGTAGTACCAAGTGAGTTTGTAATGGTACTGATGTTGTATGAACCGGCATCAAACGAAATAATGTTAATAGCATCTTCTCTAAACACAATAAGGTTGTTGTAAAATGCAATCAGCTGGGTAATGTCACCACCTGTTTGATTGCCTAAGTCAAAGTAGTTCAATGCTCCAAACTGCTCAAAGATACCACCATCTGAATACACAATACGTGCACCTTCTGCCAACCACAATCTATTGTCCCATACTTCCCCAAACCGAAAGTTGGTTGTAATAGGTGTACTGGCTGTAAAAGAAGGAGCTGTATCAACTAGAAACTTGTCGGGAAGTGCATCTATAAAGAATCGACTACTGTTCTCGTTAATCTGTGTAACGAAGTAATACAGTTCACCATTGTTGTTGATTTCTTTGGTTCTGTAGATTCTACGAGCAACAACACCTTCTTGTCCTATGGGCAAGTCTAGGGCTACACCGTATCTTAGTTCTGGACTACCATCTGGTAAAGACCACGTTACACTTTGGACTGCACTTAATGGAGCTTCAGCACCTAAGTCTGTAATCATCGACATTTTGTAGTTGTATACATACGTAACTTGTTCAACATTACCATCAGTATTAGTTACAATATCTCCCAATCCATACTGACTATTTTTACCAAAGTATACAGCAGCACCACCACTAAGAACTTCACCATCTTGATAGCCTGTGTCTACATCTAGTGGATTACAACTTGGAGTCTGCAATACAAAACCAAAGTCTCGCCATACTCTATCACCACTAAACAACAGTGCTCTATCTCGACCATTGATTATTAATAGATTGTTTCCCAGGTTGATAAACTGAGAACCAATATCACCCAACTTGGGAACGTGACGATTACTATCGACCACAACAATGTCGTTTTCATAGAACGACCCAGTATACGTTGCGCCTTGTCCTTTATTTCCCAATACATAATATAAACTTCCATTCTGCTCTACAAAAGTGTAGATGTCAGTTGTACCTTGTCGCTTCCATTGGTACACAGCATCTACTTTCTTTTCTAAATACTTCAATGCAACTTCAGCAGTTACAGTCCATGAGGAAGGCAACTTCCACCATGACTCAAACCCTACGTTAGCCAACCATCCATCTTCTGCCACATATCGACAGTTGTTAATGATGTTGGCATCGCCAAGTTTGGGCATCAATACTTGATTGACACCACCACATGGAACAAAGCGTTTAAACCGTTGTGGTTTCATGAAAGTCTCCGAAGTGATGAACCATCATACGTTGGACGACCATGAGCCACTTGAAAGCGACCACGAACTACACGTGCATCAATCTTATCAACGTATCGTCTTGCCAAGTTGTTGATTTCCTTCATGTATTTTTTTTCATATGTTGCTGCCAATCCTTGCTGACCCAACTTCAAATAAATGTCCTCAAGTGCTTTGTACACAATCAACTGATGAAACTCATAAGGCATCTGTGGTACATCGGTAGCCAACAAGACATCTCTTGGCTTTACCATGTAACGAATAACACCTTCACGCACATAGTCATGGTACACATCTACATTCTCACCATCCAACACTTGTTCTACTTCAAAGTCATATCCAATCGGTCGTGGGTATGGTCGGATTTGTTGATGGTTTCCATCTATCTCTACGTATCGTGGAGAACCATTGTCTAGTTGATTTAGATGTGTAATGTTCTGAAACTCTTGTGTATCCTGGGCAACTACTGGTTCAAGATAAGTAGACTCATTTCTGTTTGCACCACCATTTACCACATACAACCAACATGGAAGTCCTTTGCGCTCACCTGTAGTTTGATTGTAGTTTTTGTTCCACACAATCATCTTACGATAGCCTTCCCATTGAGAAGCAACTTTGTCTTTTGTATTGTAGGTATCTGCAACAATGTCTAAGTCATCCCATCCCTTAAAGTTAATTCGGACAGTTTTATTATCTCCTACAATCTCTATCTCTTGAGATTCGGACAATGCACCAATTTTACCATCTTTTAAGAAAACCCATGCAAACTCATAGAACTTACCAGATTGAAACTCCCCACTGACACTTGGCAACGTAATAGTCAATTGTTCTGCTGGTGCTATATTCTGTACTGGACTTGTAATGTATGCTTCAGCATATGACTGTGTGTAATCTACACGCAAGTTTAAATCTTCTTCACGTCTAGGTAAGATTGCTGTTGACTTACCATACGGATTCTGTGACCCACTGACACTTACATATGGGTAATCTCGATGACCTAAGTACAACAGTTCAAGACAGTTTTCGGGTAGGTCATACCATCGTTTCTTAATCTTCCAGTTGCTATTTGTAGCACTCGTAGTACCTTCAAATGCCCGGTCTAGAAATAGTTCGTTTTCATCTAGGACTTTTGAGATTGTATATTCCATTGTATCAATCTCTATGGGTTGTCCTTCCCATATACCTTTGTTGTGCAGTCTATCCATCTTGGCACTGAACAACACTCTACGTTGACCCTTAGTTACACTGGCAGTTACTTGTTTAAGTATTGCAGTAACATTCTCTGTGTCTGTTGTAGACAACATATCTGTATGGAACTGGATAGTATCTAACTTAGTTGCAAAGCTCCATCGTTTTAACGTCCACAAACTGTAGTACGCATCATTGATAAGTTCATCCAACTGGTCATCAAACTGCGACAACTCTGGGCTGTAGTCAGTGATGTTCTTAATCTTTTGTCTTAGTGCTTTTAAATTAGCCATAGGTCACCATACGAAAAAAGGGATGGGCGAAACACCCACCCCTTCGGCTTGATAAGAAACAAGGATTACATTTGCTTGATTACAAACACAGATGCAACATTTGCAGTATCTGCTTCTAGAGCA